TTCTATAGGCGCGACCTGAACGGTCTGAAATCCCAAGAGCATGTTTCCCGGCAGCGTATCTAGGCATTATGTAAGACTCAACGATGCGTATGTTGGAACCAAACGAAGAGCAGTTCTTTCCCCATCTTCTGATGCCGCTCTCTGAAATTCTTCTTCATAAATATCTTTTAAGATACCTATTCTGTTAGGAGCTTTCTTAACAGAAATATAATAAGCCAACCCAGCGGTTAAACAGGGCAAAAATCGGAAAGGAATATCAGCGGTATTCACTCCAGCATCTGCGTCCTGCATCCGTTTAACACGGTAATAAATCACTTGATCCGTGGAATTCTCAGGAGTTGGCCAAATAGTTATAGTAGGGGTTATGAGACGATCTACATAATACTGAGAAGCTCTTCCCTGAGTAGTCTTATTGGGAGTATTCAAGTAGTCGGATCTGTTAATCCGGGTTATGCCTATGTCTGAACTGTCGCGTCTTACCACCACTTCCAGTACATCTACCGTAGCTTGTACATCAGTCAGGTCAGGCACCGCTGAAATCGTAGTAGTAGCGGCACTTGAAGACCCCGTGATGGTCTCTCCTGAAGTAAAAGTTCCACTGGGAACCGTAATTGTCATTGAAGTAGAATCAGGCTTCGTAATGATCTCTGCTGTTACTGCACTTGTCCCACCCGTGATGGTCTCTCCCACACTGAAGGAGGTAGAAGCCGCAACAGATAAAGTAATAGTGCCTACAGGATAAGTGGAAATAGATGAAGTAGAAGAAAGCTGGGCAACTGTCTGATTGATTTCATCAATTGTCCATAAATTTAATCCTCTATTTGCCCATTCAGCAAAAAGAATATTTAAGGACCTTCTGGCTGTAGCTGCATCGTATCCTGTACGAAGTTCCAGGCCACATCTTTCAAAGGCTTCCTCTGTAATGTCGGCCATATTAAGATTAAAATCAACCGATCCAGAAGTTGCCATATTACTCTCCTTAAAGGATTATTTATCCTTTCATCAAGGAATCAATCTTATCTTCCAAACGATCAAAACGATCAAAAATTCGATCCATATCTGAAGACAGATCTATTTTTGTGACATAGTCTCTGGCTACTTCTTCTCTCGTTTTGTTCAATAAGATTTCAATCCTTTGAACGTTCGAATGATGCGATTTAATAAATAATACAATAACCGCACCTCCTATGGTAAGAAGGCCGTTCCATAAGTATGAAGCGGCCTCCTCCACTTTAGAACTCCTTAATACATTCCAGGACCACGGTATAATCATCACCAGCGGCGTGTCCTACTGTAGTAAATCTAATATCTCCAGTAGGACTTGTAGCACTATTTACCAAACCACCAAAAGAAGAGAAATCAAAACTACCTTGATAATCTGTTGGTAGCACTACCGCTATTACATCTGTACTGGCATCCCATAAAATATTTAATTCAAGATTTGTCGTACTAAACCATATCTTATTAATACGAACTCCAGTACAAGCCGTACCATCCTGAAGAGTCGATAAGCCAGAAACATCTACTGCCATAACCGCACTTTGACCAGTGTCAACGTGCGTGTAAGAAAAAGATTTAACTAGCTTACGCGGACCATCATCAATGACTTTTTCTACAAAAGTATCAGCCATCTAGTTCACTCCTTAATTTCTCCACGTAAAACCATCGCTTTATGTTCAGCACTCCCCTTTGGAGGGGTTGGCCGTTTAGATGATTTTTTTGTCGATGACTTTTTACTTACTGACTCGCCAGATTTAGTTTCTGCCATGTTTCACCTATTACGGTTGTTTATTGTAAATGGTCATCCCATCCGTGGTACGTTGTGCTACCGTCAAGAGATAATCACAATCGACCTTGTTAGCAGCAGCTTCACCAGCCACTGCAGCAAACCACGTAGTCATTTGAGAAGTTGGGATATTATCGGTAGTCGTTGTAACCAAGGCCCGGTCAACATAAAATTCCACCTGGCCAGTACCACGAACAATAAAGCCCAATCGACGATCACCGCTAATCGTACTCCCGGAAACTGAACCATCAGCAAAATCAACACCAGTATCGGTGGAAGTTTCAGTACCCCCACTGTCACAAACAGCGTTAATAGAAGCATCACCATCGGCAACCAAGAACCCAATCTGATTATTCGTGCCGAAAGGAACTGATGTACTCAATGTGCCATTCTCACAAAGACCAACAAAAATATCCATTTGATCCGCATCTGTCGTAACGATACGGGTTTCAAAGAAAATATTCTTACTGGCTTCAGGTCCCCAGATTTCGTTTCCTTGAATAGAAGCACCAGTATCGTCTGATCCAGTACCGGCAATTTCGTACCAGCCGCCAACAGCGTCAGCTAAAATAGCACCTGTACCACTGGTAAGTTGTGAATAGGTCCAGTCATTAGTGCCATCAACCGCGATGCCAATAAAATCGTCATACTGGAAAACATAATCAGGGTTTGTTTGGATTGGTAAGTTCGTGAACCATGGGCCACCGGCACTTTGATTTACTGCGCCACTATATGCGACTGGTCCAGAAAAACGTGTAGTACTCATTGTAACTACCTCCTTACGAAAGGTTTCGCCCTAGAGTCTTCGTAAGCGTCTGCTAGGCCAGTCGCCAGGGCTTGAATATCCTAGAAATAAGGGGGGAGATTAACTCCCCCCTAGTAGTCTTACGCGCCAGGTGATCCAAAGACACACCGTGGGTCAGAGTAACCGAAGCTATAACGCTCACGGGCTTTGTACCTCACGTTACCAGTGTCAAAATCACCTTCCATCTTGGTAGACATGGGCATACGTTCAAAGTGGATGAATCCGCGAGGAGCATCCGTTTTAACGAACCATGCATCCGTGTCTGTCAGGTAGTGGTTAACGACATAGCCTTGCGGGACCATACCCATATTCCGCATGGCATTGATATCATTATCAGCCGTTCCGGGGCGAAGAGTAGATTCAAGCAAACGATCCGCGACAAATTGAGTTGCCGCCGGAACAATAAGCTTCATTCCTCGTACCGATACTTTAAGACCACGCTCGTCAACAAACGCCGCGATATCAATCAAAGCGTTTTCCAGACTGGTTTCGTTAAGATCCGCCGCTGTAGACGGAGTATTACGAAGGTCATTGTTGTTAACAAGGGGGTGATCCGTAACACACAGGGCTTTCCCGTCTCCACCAGTAACCGTGGTGTCAAAAGCATCATTCAACACAGCAGCACCCTTCACCTGTTTGGTGTTGGCCATGCTACGTGCCAAAGCTTTCGTATAACGGGAAGCAAGACGATCATAAAGATTATCTTCAATGGCTTCCTCAGTAATTGAAAAAGCCAAAGCGATAGTCTGGTGAGTATATCTTGCCGTGTATGCTTCTTGGGCATCGTCAAACGAAATTGCTGAACCTTCCGACTTAACGGGTGCAGACCCAAAACCGGAAAGCATGACTTCCTCTTCAAAAGCTCGTTCTGAAGATTCCGTATCAAAAATTTCAGCCGCTTCGTTATCATACCTGGCATACTCTAAACCGAATAAGGCATTGAGACCAGGCTCTAGCTCTTTAGCTAGTTGTGCTCTTGATATAGCCATTCCTCAATCCTCCTATACGCCAGTGGTTGAAACAGTACCAGCCACAATAGATCCCGTAGGAGCATTGAAACTGTTGTTCAACCTAACGATTGCGCCAATACCAGCCGCCGAAAAATCAGCATTCTCTGGGTCATCAACCCAACCCATAATCCTCATTTGAAGACTATTTGTCGTATTGATGGTGCTTATTGCCAAGCGACCCAAAGAAACGCCTGTGGCGTCTGTACCTGTAGTGGCTGTAGAGAAGTTCGCATTTGCAAAACGAGCGGCCAAGGCAGTAGCCTTACTGGTCCAGGTCGCGTCAGTTGCAATTACAAACAAGGTGTTTGGATCATCCTCTATAAAAGCTTTTACAGGGTGATTACTATCTGCCCCGGAACCGGGCCAGTAGTTTTTCCAAACAGTTTTTCCAGTGGTGCTGTCAACATACTCGCATCCTTGAAAAGCGCCTAGAAGACTAACAGTTCCACCAGCCGCTGCCCCTACTATATCTATATATCCCGTACTAAGGGGGATAACAGGAGAGCCGTGGTAGATAGAATTAGTATTTCCGTTGGCAATTTCGTATGGAGTATAGCCTGTAACACCAGTGGAATTAGACCCTGAACCCAGTTTTGAAATGGGACGAAGGCCAAAACTTCCATTACTGTTCGCCATATTGTTTTTCTCCTAGTCCTCAGAATTTTGAGGACCTCCAAAAGTTACACTAGAACTCCTATCGGGTCTTTCGATAGGCATAGCCGGATGTTGCTCTCGAGCTAACTCGTTATCAACAGCCGTCATTTGATCGCGGGTCATATCCCGGAAGTATTTTTCGCGCTCTTCAGCGATTTCAATAGGAACCCTGGCCAGAAGAAGACCGCCTACTCCAATAACACCGGCATGTTTACCATCTTCAACAGTCGGAATATCAAAGTCCGGGAATTCTTCTCCACGCACCAGTTCATACCCCTCACGGGATCTGGATGATACGTTTTTACGGTCATCGAAACCCATTACACTTTCCCTGATCCATCTATGCTTATAGCCTTCAGGAGGAGGAGGTGCGTCCAACATGGACGGTGGTTTCCATGGTTCCTTGCGTGTCTCTTTGACACGTGTTTCACTGGAGCGTGGCGTTCTGGGTGACTTTTGGCGAGTTGTGGTCTCTTGGTTCATGATTAATCCCTCACATGTTTTGCGTATTCTTCAAGCGGCACATTTAACCGTTTTGCAATCGCAACTTGAGAAGGCGTTAATCGCACTGTTTTACGTCCACCTCTATTGCGGGATGCGGAAGCTTCGGCTGACGCAACCTTTCTGCTTCCACCCGTTTTAGATTTCTGACCAAGTTTATGTGGAAACTCAGTCATCATTCTTTTATCGAGTTCAGCATAGTATTCATCGGATTGAGGGTCAAATTGTTCATCCTCAATAAGACGCCTATGCACCCCAAAAACCGCATATGTCATAACTTCATCCTGCCCAAACCACTCATTTTTAGCGGCCCAAGCCTCTGCTTTAGGATCTGGCGGTTGAGCTGGAGCTTGTGGCTGGACAGGTTCGGCAACGGGTTCAGGCGTTTTTTCTTCCGCATCCTTCTGCGCCGTGGTGAGTTTTCCTTTTTCAACGGCAAGAGAAGATAAAGCTTCCTGAGCCTCTACAATCTTGTCTACGTCCCCGCTTTCATGGGCTTCTTTCAACAAGTGTTTCGCGGAATCTATCTGAGTAGTAACACGACTGCCGAATTCTTCCTGATATCCCTTATCAAGGGAATCCAGGCGTTTTTTCAAATTCTCGTTTTCTTTTTTGACACTTTCCGCATACTGAACCGCCGTCTGTTTCTGACGTTCTTCTTCACGGAAACGTTTGGTGAGTTTATCAATGCGGGTCTTAACACCGGCACTGTATTCTTCAAGCTCGTCTTCGGTCTCTTCTTTTTCTTGTACCTTGACTTCAGGCTTTTCTTCGGGTTTTTCTTCCCCGGAGATATCTATGTCTACAGGAGATTCTTCGGAATCACCCACATCAATCGGTTTTTCTTCAGGCATGTCGTGTTCTCCACGGCTGCTTTCTCCTTTCTAGACATGTTTTATATCATCTGGTTCAAGGATCGTAGCAATGACTTCATCGTCATTTATAATACGAACCTCACCGCCGTCGATTTTAAATCGAGCACCAGCATAGCGGCCAATACAAATCCAGTCGCCTTCCTTGCACCAAGATCCTGCATCTCCAAACTTGTTCTTATCCTGATAAGCCAAAGGACCTACCTTTAATACATAAGCAACCACAGTAGCTAAAGCTTCACGGTCTCTGACCTGATCAGGAATAAAAACGCCACCATCCGTTGTGGCACGTCCCATGTAGGGCATGACCAACAAGCGCCATCCTGTAGGTTGTGGAAGTCTTTCGCTAAGAGAAACATCCAGCAAAGAAGGATCAAGAACTTTTTCATCCTTGTGAACGTAGGGGACTTTCTTTTTTTCTTTCTCAGCTACATGGTCGGGAACATATAGGGTCTTGGTCATTCTTTCTCCGATTTCTCCAAATAATCCTTAATTTCCTGTTCTGCGAACTCCAGCCCCTTCAATTCACCAACAAGTTCTTTATAAGATTCCAGATCTTTGGGGGAACCATGAAGAATAGCGTCTTTTGTCAGTTCTGCGCGAGATTGAATCGCTTTTAATACGTTATAGGCAAACGTAGTCGGGTCTGCCATTAAAAAGTCCCTTTAAAATTACTACCTTTTCCTTTTATCATAGGTTTAATTATAGCATCAAACATTTTTTCAGTAGACTTACTAGCACTTTTTAAAGCAGGACTTATTTGTTTAGGTTTAGGAG